CAATTTTTAAATTAATTCTATTGCTAAGCGTTGCAGTATCAATCTTTTTTAAATAAGGATTAAGCATTGCAGCCGTATCGCTAATGTTTAATTTTAGATTAATTCTATTGCTTAAACTTGTTGTATCTGTTGAGCCACCGCCACCGCTTACAACTGACCACGCCAATGTTTTAGGATTGTATTGGTAGAATCTATTGTTGCAGGAATCAAAAGCAATGGCTGCCTTTTTAGTTACAAACTGAACACTCTTTAATGTTGGTACTCCGCAAAATGTAGGTATCTGCAAAGTAGAATCAAACAACATTCGTGCTGCCTGATAACCATACTGAGGCATTAATTGATAAACCTGCCCGATAGATTTTTGGCATAAAAAAACAAATAAGACGAGTATAATTTTTTTCATAAATTTGGAAAATCGCAGTTATTAAATTGACCTGTTGTAAATATATTAAAATTTATTGTTACCCCTGTCAAATAATCCTCAAACTTTTCGCTTATCGCATCCCACCTTACATTCGCATCAATCGTTAATGTCCTGTCCTGCCTTAATGCCATTACTAAATCGTTTGCTAATTGATGTTGATCGCTTATAACTTGCTGCTCATTTTCACCATCCTTACCACTCTTATCCAAAAACCAAAACTGAATGCTATAAACCAAATCCCTCCCTGCATTTAGCTGACCATTGTTGATGTTGAACAATGCAACAGGCATAACAGGCATTTCCTCAAATCCTAACCACTCCTGAGGCGTTGCGTTCCTTACGCTCTTTATTATCACATTGCTTTGCAGCAGCGTTGTTATCTTTTTTATTAACTGGTTGTACGTCATTAAATTTAGATTTTACTTTATCAATCCACTCTTTTTTGTAACCTTTACTCATATTTTAACGATATAAAAATGTAAACAATTCATTCGCCATTGCAATATCGCCTGTCGGTAAAGTAACAACCCCTCCAACGATTTGCAAATACCCGGTATCTGCTGTTGGCGTTTGTGTAATTCCTTTGCCCAATCCTCCACGTGAGGCGAATAAAACTGTTCTACCTGCCAACGTTGACAAACTGAAAGTAGATTCACCGCCAACGGCTGTATAGTAAACAATATCAGGAGCAGAATAACCAGATGAGGAATTTACGTATTTGCTCGTTTCAGGGATATAAGCATTGCCTAAATAAATCGGGCAGCTATATGCTTTTTCCTCAGGAAAAATTATATCCAATCCACTGCCATAGTTTAAATACTCAAAATACAATGTATAGTTTTCCTGTAAATACTTTATTAATCTTGTCTTGTAAAACTCTGCCAAACTCAAATACTTTTGCTCAATCAATTCCAAATCTGCTCGGCTTGGTGGATTGCTTTCGTCTGCTGTTTTTTGCAGGAATCCTTTGCTAAATAATTGAAAGCCCATAGTCATAGGCAACATACTCATAGTGTACCAAATCAAACAATCCGTGATGTAATCATTTATCAAAATAACTTCATTTGCATTTAGGTTATTCGATACTACTCCCGATTGTAAACGTGTGTATAATTTACTGCCCAAAGCAGGTTGAATATACATATCGCCTGCAACTTTCACCATCGGAAAAATTTGCTTAGCATCAATTTGATTTGATGCGCCAGTGCGGTCCTTAAAGGTTTGCTCTGTAATAAATAGGATATTTTTACTCATCTTTTTTCTTCATTAATTTTGATGACCAACGATGCCTGCAATACTCTCTATGTTCTCCATTTGGTTGCGTGTACCAACCGCCTCGCCTATCCCAAACACTATAACCAACACGCTCCGAAATGCTTTCTATATCGCTCCTGCTCCATGTCTTAACTTTACTCAATTCTAATAGCTTAGCGCAAAATGGTCGGTTTCTGCTATCCTCTGGACCTTCGTAGGAATAGCGAATAACCAATGTTGTTACCTTGCTATTCTTACCGGGCAACTCCGATGCAGGTTTTAAAACCTTATAAGTCGGCTCAGCATTTATTTTTGATGGTATTGATTTAATAATTTCACGCTCAATAAAATCATTAATAATATCAACAACCAAATCTGTATCTATTTTTAAAGTTCGTGCAATAACCTGAGGCGTTATATTTTGATCCTTAGTTATCAAAGTTAACACATCTGCCTGCGCCTGATTCAAATTATCTGCAAAGTATTCACGATAACTTTCACGTGCTACTTCAATGAAATTTTTTTTTTCCTCACCGCAGTTTTGAAACTCCAATATCAACCTTTCATCCTCGCTTAATGAAAACTTTTGTACTTCATCCTCCGTTAAAGGATTCTCATCAATACCCAAAAAAGTATCAACATCAGCATCGGTAAATCCAAAGCCATTCTTTAACATTAATGATGCCTGCGCTTTGTTTAGTTTGCCGTTTGCAAACTGACGAACAATGCGCATCACGTTTTGATATTGTCTGCCTGATAGGTTTTTGATTGCCTCGTTTGATTCTGCTGCGATTAAAGGTTGTGCATCAGGCAAAGCCATTGCACCATCAGCAGTAACCTCATTTGTCTGCAATGCCTCTTTACCCATCATTTCCCTGATTTCATTTTGAGTTAAATTAGCTGCCATTATTGATTCGCTAAACTCAAACTTCAACGGCTCAACAGGTATTAATTTAAACTCCCCTGCCTCACCTTTTAAGTTTCTAAACTCAGTGAAAATGTGGTTAAATTCTGCCTGCCTTTCCTGTACGTATGTATTATTGAAAATTTCGTATGCATCCCTGATTTCATTTCGCCCACCTAATTGCCCCTCTGTCTTAATTCCCATCAACGTAGGTGAAACGATTTGATGCGCTGCGAAAATTTCCTGCTGAATTAGATTATTGATGTTTGTAAAATCCTCCTTAGTCAACATCGTTTGCCCTAAGTTAACTATCTCAGCAGCGTTATCCTTGCTCTTATTGAACATGATAACAACACGCTTGCCTGAATCGCCTGTAAACTTTTTAAGTAACCCACGCTCAACCTCGCCTCTGTGTTCTTCATTAATCGGATCGCCCGAATTAAGATTGATTAACGTGCTGCCAACAAAACCCTGCTTTGCATTTCCTAAAATATGTCGGCTAACTTCAATATCCGATTCTATATAATTTAAACCTTGAAAATAAGATGGCAAAGGGTAAACCTCCGATGAAGGATTGTATTCTTTACAATAGTAAATCTGCGAGCCATATTTTTCGTTAACATTAAACGCTGGATATTCACGTGGCTTTTCACGCATATCCTTCCAATCGTTTTTAACGTAGTAGCAATTCAAATCTTTGTTAACCCTCACCTTTGCAAAGTCGATGTGGTAAACCTCTGCAATCTGCCCGATACGATTCCAAATAACCTGCAAATAATAACCTCTGTAAAGTTCATCGTCTTTGATGCATTTCTTTACAATTTGATTCCACGTTTCGCCTCTGCTGTTTGCTAATCCTGCAACCTCAAAACCTTTGCCATAAACGTAGGTGCATTTAGATTTTATAATTGCTCCATGCTTTGGTGATTCATTATAAAGCGATAAAAGATATTCAGGATAATCGTTGTTTTTTCCGTACTCAATATAAATATATTTGCCACGCTTTTCTACATACTTTGGCTGCTGCGCTTGGTCGAATTGTAAAACGATATGTTTGTAATTAGTTTCCATAAGTGTAGAACGTGTTTGATTGACCATTGTATTTTGTTGGCGCAAATTCCGATGCAGGATAAAGATACATCAATCCAGTTTCTAAAGGCGTGTTTGCTGTATTTACTGAATTAATGTTGTTTGTCGCTGTTTCGTATGTAGCGTAATCCCAAAATCCCTCGTCAAAATTACTAAAATATGTATTAACAACAATGCTCATTTCATCAAATCTTAATGTTGTTGAAACGTTGTTAAACATAAATTTCACAACCTCATTCGTAGTGCGATTAGTAAAAAAAATGCCGACAAAATTAGTTGATACAGATAGGTTTTGCCTACTGGTCACATAGATATTCTGCGTTGCATTTTTAAAAAGTGTTATCATACTACATTAAAAAACCTCCGACTTTCATCGGTCGGAGGCATTTTATTTTTTTATAGGGTTTTATTATGTTCCCGGTGTTTCCAAT